TCAAATAAATGATAGTTGTTGGATCCATCCACAGATTTTGAATCGAATCTTCCATCGCTATCCGCGAATTCTTTCTTCACGCGCATCTTCACGGACAGATACCTCCGACACCATGCCCCTGGTTCTTTAGCAACATGGATGAAAGGCTCTTCCGTGTTTCCTGTGGAAACAGCCGACAAATGTTGACAAGTAATCTTGGCTTTGTCTTCCAAATTTGATCTATTTGGATGATAAGGAACTGGGTCCACCAAAGCCAATGCCAGACTGTAAGCTGCTTCCATGTTTTTCGAATAAGCCTCTCTGATGGGGCTCGTTTCATTGATTGTAATGCATTGAGTGCTGTTCGTCAATTCATCGAAAAATGGTGCAGTCAAGTTGATTTGAGCATTGTCATCTTTTCGGAAGGTCACTCCTCTCGCGGCGCACAATTGTTCATGCACATCTAGAGTGATGTATGATTTTCCAACTTTTGGCTCACCATGGATATGTAATCCAAAAGCTACTTTCACTGCACAAACTTTCAAGATCATGTCCCTCAAATCATTGTAGAGAATTTGAACCTCTTTCAACAAGGTCGAGGAATGTAGAGTGGTGAATTTGTCTCGATCTGTCTGAGTCATTTTCAATAAGGTGTTGTAAACACACTCAATTTCCACGAATTTGGCCTGACGTTCTTCAGAAGAGGAAAATTCACCTCTCTTGAAATTGATAAACCATTGTTTGATCCTGTAATAAGCCTCATGACAGGTGGCCAAAGCACCTGAGTTCATGACCAAAGGTTGCAAACTGTTCTGTTGAAAACACGCCAAACCGACAGTTGAACACCAATTGTACAGCTTCACAACGTGATCAATGAGATCCGTTGCATTCAATCTTTCAGCTGTCGCATGTTCGATGATCTTTTCCTGTAATGGGTGATTAAATTCAATGTTTTGAATCTTGCAAGTGGCAAATGCAAAGACTGTTCCAACAACATATGACAAATGTTTTGTGAAAATTCCTTTTTTCAATGTTTCCCAAACCGCGACTGCACCTGTAGATAGTGCTTCAGGTTTAGTCACGTTGAGTTCGACATTGAAAGCATCCTCAAATCTCATTCCATCCAAAACTTCGGGAAGTTCTGCTCCCTTGATGTAATCATGCAAGTAATCATGCAGTTTGGCAATGATTCCATTTCCTATGCATGCATCTAAGAACGCAATACAACGAGTGACAACAGAAGTGAGATTCGTGTCGTGATTCAAACCAATACACAGCAACGCCAGTTGTGTGATCATCTTCGTACTTTTCCTGATAAGTTGGGAAGAATAATCCTTTTCCATTCTTTCCCTAACCAAATTCAGTTGGGCACCGAGACCCGATTTTCGTGCAAATTCAACTTCGGGTTTTTCCTCAACTTGCGGCGGATTGTGCAATAATTGTAGATCTTCATGCACCAATACTTCCCTGACTGGTGTCTCTTCTGACTCTTCATCATCTTCCTTGCCTGATTCCGGCTGAAAGACTGCAATATTTGGCATCCTGAGCCTGCACAATACGTGTGCTCCATCCTCAATGTCTTGATCAGAAGCAGTTGGACGGGGCAATCCAGTGCACCCATATTCAACATAGATGCATTTACCCTTTTCAGTTCTGTGATCTGTGAAGTAACTGATATGTTTGCCTTCACTCGTGAAAATAGGCAATACAACACAGCACTTACAATCTTTCAAATCTTTCGTGCATGGAGAGATACTAAATGACTCTCCCTTTTTCATTTCCTTCAATGGTGGTGGAAATTGCCGAGGACGGGGAACGATAAAGCTCTGCATGAGCTTCTTACGTGGGGGACCGGGCTCTTCAATTGTGAGCTCCGATCTCTCGGTTCTTTTCCTAGTCGTAGAAGAACTTTCTCTCCTTTCTCCACCATTGTATTGTGTTTCTGTTTCTGAATTTTCTGTATTAAGAGTGATTCTTGTTTGTGATTTTTTGTTCTTTAAGTATTCAAAGATTTCCCGATGCAAAAAATGTGACTTGTTAGTAATTTCGCAGCTCAGTAGACCCCCTGCGGGCTATTAACCCTCTGGAACAAGGTGCCTGTGGTGAAAAAGTCGGTCGTAAAAGTTTGAAGCCTTGACTTTTGAACGACCCCCCATTAGATTGAAATACGGTTCATTGTTCACGACGCAATGAACTATTAATCAAAATTTGGATAATTCGTTTCTTGAAATACAGCTTGATATGTTTCGTACCATGATGAATCATGGCCCATGTCTCCACTACATGCTGAGAGTTGTTCAAACAAATCATCGGATGTTTTGAACAAACCGGAAGTCATAATGACTCGTCACTCCGGAAGCTACTCCATAAAGCTTTTGTATTCCAGGAAATAAAATCCTGGGGGTTTCCTTAAATTTGTAACTCAAACTTCGAACGTGGTTTCGCGCCCACGTATGTTCGAAATAAAAGTGTTCGGGCATTCAAAGGTGTGTGCTCGTTTTCCCTTAAAATTTATGATCCACACGGATCCTCGGGCATTCAAAGGGGTATGCTCGGCAGTGTGAAATAAATCTCACACGAAAGGAATCTTTATAAGGCATTCCAAATATGTTTTCCCTCTCCTAAATAAGGAGGTAACAGTTGTTGATTACAACCATAGATCTATCAGATGGGATTGATCAGTAAACCAACAGTAAGTGTGCACATATGCCAAAATGGCTACGGATTTACATAAAAGTACAATGCGTACCGTCATTTTGATTTTTCCTAGCCCATATAGTGCACGGGCTTTCTGTAGTATATTTACTATTCGACTACTACGATTTGTCGATAGCAGGTTACGATGTACAGGCATTTTTACCTGTACAAAGAGATATAGGTGTCCTTTCCCGGATATAATAGAACTTGCTTAAGAATCGAAAGTTAGTCTCATCACATTTGTTGCTTAACTAAAAGTATTACAACAAATGCAATAGACATCCAAGCGACGCTATCACAGCGGTCCTACTACATTAACCGGCAACTCCCTGGGTATTAAC